TGATTCCCAAATTAGCTAGCGGCGGAACGGCTTATTGGATCGTTGAGGGTGATCCAGCAACTGAATCTAACCAAACAACTGGAGCGGTTAACTTACAGCCAAAATCTGTTGCAGCACATACCAATTATTCACGCCAGTTAATGTTGCAATCAAGCCCTGACGTTGAACAATTAGTTAGAAATGATTTAGCAAAAATTGTTGCACTGGCTATTGATAAAGCTGCATATAGCGGTTCTGGTGCTTCTGGTGAACCAACTGGAATTATTAATACAACGGGTATTGGTTCGGTTGATTATGGTGCTGGTGTTACTTTTGGTGATACGGTCGATTTAGAAAGTGAAGTTGCTGCAGATAATGCCCTTGTGGGTAACTTATCATATGTCACAACGCCAACTATCAGAGGTACATTAAAACAAACCTTAAAGGCTTCAGGGGTTTCTGGTTATATCTGGGAAGATGGCGAAATGAATGGTTACGCTGCTCATGCAACGACCCAAATGACCGCAGCCGAAATCCTTTTTGGTAACTGGAGTGATTTAATTATTGGTAGTTGGGGCGTTCTTGATTTGAAAGTTGACCCATATACTAATGCAACATCTGGCGGTGTAAGAGTCATTGCCATCCAAAGTGTTGATATTGCTGTACGCCATCCAGAATCATTTGCGAGAGCATTCACTTAAGGCAAAATGGGGAGCAATCCCCACTTTAGCTACATTTAATTTAACAATCAGGAAATAAAACCATGACAGCTAAAAAAGAAAAAGATTTAGATATTACAGTAATCCGTCCTACATTTTTAGGCGGAGAACCTTTAAAAGCAGGTGAGAAGAAGACCTTGCCACGCAAAGATGCTTTAGAGTTGATTGGTTCGCAGAAAGCTAAATTAACTGCTGATATTACTGCTGATGACAAAGATAATATCAATGATTTGCATGCAATGCAGAAAATTAAGACCGACCGCAAGCAGAGTTTAGATCCAAATGCTTTAGGTCAATTTAAATTTGCAAGCAATCGTGATAAACCACAAGGAAATCATAAGAAAGGCAATCAGTAATGGCTTTTACTGAAAATTTAGATGCATTTTTAAATATTGATGATTTTGCAATTACTGCTGCCTTTACTCCACGTGGAGGCAGCACAGCAGTTGATATTATTGGCATCTTTGATAATGAATATTTGGTAGTAAATGAAAATGAATATGGCGGCATTGCAGCTACAAATCCAATGTTTACTACTAAAACTGCGAATGTAGCAAATGCTCGTGGCGGTACATTAGTAGTTGATTCTGTAACTTATGACATTACAGAAGACAAGCCAGACGGGCAAGGTATGACGATTTTAATTTTGGATAATCAGTGATTTATATGAAAAATGATTTGAGAATCAGCGTAACAACGCCAGCAAGAACAGCACCAACCATCCATTTGAGGACGGTTAAATCAACTTCTATTTTGTTGAATCTATTGTCATATGCAGCTACTGCCTCGGCAGCTTTTGCGGCTTGTTCTTTAGAAGCACCAGCCTCACGTAAAGCTTCATATAGCTCAGAAACCATTGTTGTCATTGCGTTTTACCATAAAAAAATTACAAAGTGGCTTCCACCAGTTATACGAGCATTATACAATATAATTTCTAATAAATCAATCGGGATTATATAATGACGCATGAACGGCAAGATATACGAGATGCTATTGTTTTGGCACTTACTGGACTAGTTACCACAGGCAGTAACGTAATTTCCAGTAACGTATATCCTATTGCCGATGACCAATTGCCAGCCCTTAGCATTTACACATTATCAGAAACAAGTAATGTAGTTTCAAAAAGCTCAAGCGGTGCAATATTGGAGCGAAGCGTTGAATTTGTAGTAACTGCTTACGTGAAAGCATCTAGTAATTATGACAGCATAATTGACACTATATTACAGGAAGTTGAACAAGCACTAGAAGAAGATAATACAGTAAATTCACTGGTGCAGTTTATCTATCCTACTGATTTAAATATTGATATTAGCGACGAAGGCAACAAACCAATTGCAATTGCTGCTCAAGGATTCAGGCTGCAATATCGCACTAATTTAAATCCAACTGGTGGTGCGGTGATTCCTTCAATTATTAAATTCCGTTCGGGTATTTCTTATAATAAAGACAACATTGAAGATATATTTCATGTAACTACTGGCAATTATCAAAATATATTTCGTTCATATTACCAAGGTAAAGTTGAACATTATTTTTCTTGTATAGCAATGTCAATAATTGCAGAAGAATTTACAGGCACTAGTAATGCTAATAAATTGCTTGATAATATCAAAGCAGTTCTTAATAAAGTTATCATGCCACGATTAAGTGCAAAACCATATGTTTCTGGCGGTTTATTCCATGAAGCTGACTTTGTTTGGGAAGTCACAACAGGTGGTACAACGGACGCTACAACCGCATTTACTGGCAGTTATGAAATTGGCGATTTTGTAACAGATGGCGATATGATTGCAACTGCAGTGATGCCCCATATAACAGGACATATAGCCTATTTAACGTCAACATTAGATGATTTATCAGGCTATTCATATATAGATGGCAATTCTGAAATTCAATTCACCAAGCAAGATAGCGATGATGCAACTGCTGCTGGTTTATTTATGGAAATTGACCGTTACGTTGCATTAAATGACGCTAGTTTTTTAGATGGTGCATCAGATAATGCCGAGCGTTCATTTAAAGCTATTTTAGATGAAATGTATGTCAATAATATCAAAGACCAGATAGTTGAAAATAATCTTGCTTATGTTTTTCAAAGTGGCACAGATCCAATAACTGGCGGAGCAAGCGATGCACGATATTCAGCAGATAATGCAGAAAATCTTGGTGGTGTAAAAGCATTATATAGAATCTATGATGCGTATGGTGATATTGATCGTAAAGGCTGGGCAAATAGCGATACAACCACATTAACAACAGGTTTACTTGCATTATGGAGCGTTGATCATTTCCTTGTAAGTGATGGAGATGATCAAAGTGATACATCAGAAGGGTATAAAATTGCAAGTTGGTACGCACAAGCAATAGTTATGTTCTATTTGGAAGATGACGATTTAACCGCAGACCAACGTATCAAAGCCACTAATTATATGAATAACAAAATCCCTAATTGGTGGAAAGATACAAGCTATACACCGCATTTATCGCTAATGCCTCTTTACTATGAATATAAAAAAGGCGGTGATTATGCCAAGGTGCAAGAAGCAATATATGTTTTAGAAAAAATATATTTTCCGACTGTAACGCCGTATCTAAATATTATGGATCTGGTAATTTATATAGTTATCAAAAATGGTTTAATGAAGAAGGGGGTATAAAGAATGGCAACACATACTGGGCTAGAAGGTCATGTTAATGTAGGGGCAAATACTATTGCAGAAGTTAGAAGTTGGAGCATTGAAGAAAGTTCTGACACAACAGATAGCACAACAATGGGTGTTACAAATAATTGGCGTACTCATAAAGCTACTTTAAAATCTTGGAGTGGAAATATTGATTGTTTTTGGGATGAAACAGATACCAACGGGCAAGTTGCATTAGTAATTGGTACAGAAGTTTCATTAAATGTTTATCCAGAGAGTGATGATTCTGGTGACAGCTACTTTAATGGTTCTGCAATTGTAACAGGCATTACAAGGCAAGCAGCCATTGATGGTTTAGTTGAAACTAGTTTTAGTTTTCAAGGAACTGGCGAATTATTAAAACCAACCGTTGCATAAAAATAGGAGCAATAGTCATGCAAAATAACCAAGTAATGGACAGAATCAAATTACATTTTCAATCGTCACTCAATGATTTAAGAGAGATTCATATTCCAGAATGGGGCGAAGAATCTGCATTTTATTATAGCTCTATGAATTTAAAAGAACGCCAGCGAATCGAACGTAATGCAAAGGATGATGCTGAAATTGCAGTTGAGATTCTTATTGCTAAATTATCTGATAAAGATGGCAATAAATTATTTAATCGTAGTAATAAAATGGATTTCATGACCAAAGTTGATCCTAGCGTTATTGGTCGGGTAGCTCATGAAATA